AGTGGGGGCTTCAGGGGAAAGCCTTTCAGGCTCGCGAGGTGCAGGCGCAGAACATGTACTCCGGGGAGGTGGATAAGGCTGGGGTCGCGATGTGGGCAGCCGTGTGGCGCCAGAAGGTGCGGCTCGGTGAATCCGTTTGGGACGAAACCGGTGTGTTGCCGTCTCATGTCTACTTCTCGTTTGTCCCCCTGGTTGGGGCCGAACATGAGGAGGATTACCGGGAATTGAGGCAGGGGTATTGATGGAAAGGGACTTTCAGGCCACAGAGCTGGACAGGCGGCTCGCAAATATCGTGCGGCTCGGAACCGTGGAGCAGGCGGACTACGCAAAGGCAAGAATCCGGGTTCGCTGTGGGGACATGCTCACCGGCTGGCTCCCATGGTTAACGACCAGGGCCGGGAAGGATATCACCTGGTGGGCTCCTGACATTGGGGAGCAGGTGGTTGTGCTTTCGCCATCCGGCGAGCCGGCTCAAGGCGTTGTGCTCTTCGCAGTCTACCAGAACAGCTCACCTCAGCCCGAAACGGACGTAAACCGGCGAAAGGTGGTCTTTGAGGATGGAACGACCGTGATCTATGACCGGGCCTCGCATCTGCTCTCGGTCGATATCAAGGGCGATGTCAAGATCGATGTCACGGGCAAGGTTGATATGAAGGTTGTTGGTGAAACGAAAGTCAAGGCAGCCTTCATTCATCTCAATCCAGGGGCATGACAGGAGGGAATTCGATGCCGCTTCCATATACCGACGAGGCTCTCATAACCGATGCGCTGAACCAGAAACTTGATGAGGTCATTTCGGAAATCGCCGGACTGAGAGCCGATATCGAGCACATTCACAGCGCACACTGGCACATGGCGAATGCGACCGTACCCAAGGCGGCCATACTCGTCAACGAGTACATGGGCGGAGAAGACCTGGACGGAAACGGAATGATCTACGGCAAGGATTTTCATATTGCTCCGGCTTGCCCGGACAGGCCACCCATGTTGAGGAGTCTCCCCAATGAGGGCCAGCCCATGAGCTGGGCCGAATACCTCGGGGGGCTCTAATGCCTGAAGTGACAAGGCTTCACGATCTTACGGTGGGTGTCTGCTCGCACGGTCTCCCGTGCTGCCCGCATGGGTGCACCGGGGTGCATATTACGGGCTCGCCCGATACGGATGCAAATGACCGTCTTGTCACGCGCATTGGGGACTTCAGTGCCCACACGTGTCCTCATTGCGGGGTCAATATGAATGTCGAGGGGTCTCCCGACGTGGACGCAAACGGTATACCGGTTACGCGAAAGGGGGACGGAGAAACAGAGTTTTGCGGCAGCGGAGTGAGCGTTACGGGCTCGCCCGATGTGTATGCCAACTAAGGGGAGGGACTTATGAAGCAGTACAAGGTTTTGAGGCCATTTTGCCATAACGGCAGGGTGCGCCGGGAAGGGGAAATCCTGTCGATGCATGAGCGGCAGGCGAGATACCTGATAATGGGGCCGGAGCCCTGGGTTGCGCCCATTGCCGAAGGGGCTTCCACTGAACTGAAGGCGGAGCCCGCCGAGCCGAAGGCCGGCGCCGAGGAGTCCAGGGGGCGCAAGGCCAAGAAGTCCGATGAGCCAAAACCTGTCCCTGCAGGCTTTGAGCAGGGGGCGGAGGAAGGAGTAGCCAATGCCTGAGCAGTTCTTGCACGGTGTTGAAGTTGTTGAGATCGATGACGGCATAAGGCCGATAAGGACCGTGAAGTCAAGCGTGATCGGCCTTGTCGGGACGGCGCCAAAGGGGCCTGTCAATACGCCAACCCTCATTGCGGGATCGCGAGTTGAAGGTGTGACTCAATTCGGGGCCGGGGTCGGAACCATCCCGGATGCGCTCGATGCAATTTTTGATCAAATTGGCGCAATGGTGGTGGTGATAAATGTGCTCGACCCCGCAACCCACAAGTCGGCAGTCGCGCCGAAGGACTACACCCTGGACGGAGAGGGAAAGATCACGCTGGATCACCAGTATGTGCTGAACTGCGCGGTCAAGACGAGCGACGGGCTCACCACCTACGTGGCCGGTACCGATTACACCCTCAACGCCGACTCGGGAGTTGTGACGCGGCTTGCAAGCGGCACCATTCCGGCCGGGGCCACGCTGAAGATCAGCTATGATCGCCCGGACCCGAGCCTGGTACAGGCATCGGATGTCATTGGCGGCGTGGATGCATCGACTGGAGCCTACGAGGGCGTGCACGCGCTTCTCGCGGCGGAGAGCGTGGTGCATGTAACGCCCCGCATTCTCATTGCTCCGGGATACACTCATGCGAAAGAGGGTGGGCTGGCCAATGCGGTTGTCGCGGAGCTCCTCGGCATCGCAGACAGGCTGCGCGCGGTAATCATCGCGGACGGACCAAACACCAACGATGCCGATGCCATCACTTATCGCGAGGACTGGGGCAGCGCCAGGGTGTACGTAGTCGATCCCTGGGTGAGTGTCTGGGACACGGTGAGCGATGCGGCGGTGGCAATGCCGGCGAGCGCAAGGGTGGCCGGCATGATCTCGAAGAGCGACAACGAGCGCGGGTTCTGGTGGAGCCCGTCAAACCGGGAAGTCTACGGAATAGTCGGGACTGCCCGGCCGGTGGATTTCACCATGGGTGATACCAACTGCCGGGCCAACTACCTCAATGAAAACGAGGTGGCAACGATCATAAGGAAGGATGGCTACAGGCTGTGGGGAAACCGCACCTGCTCAAGCGACCCGAAGTGGGCGTTCCTCTCGGTAAGACGCACCGCGGACATGATCAATGAAAGCCTGCTTCAGGCGCACCTGTGGGCCGTGGATCGCAACATCACAAAGACATACATCGATGAGGTGACCGAGGGCGTCAATGCATACCTCAGGCACCTGGTTGCGGTAGGCGCCATCCTGGGCGGGAAGTGCTACGCGGACCCGGAGCTCAATACGGCCGATCAGATCATGGACGGGAAAGTCTACTTCGACTTTGACTTCACTCCGCCCTACCCGGCCGAGCATATCACCTTCAGGAGTCACCTGGTGGATGACTACATCGAGGAGATTTTCTCCAAATAGGAGGTAGAGAATGATCCCGAGAAAATTGAAGCACTTCAACCTGTTTGTGGATGGCCGCGGGTATGCCGGCAAAATCGAGGAGCTCACTCTCCCAAAGGTCACGATCAAGGCCGAGGAGTACAGGGCTGGGGGGATGGATGCTCCCATGGAAATCGATCTTGGCATGGAAAAACTCGAAGCCGAATTCACGCTGGGGGAATACAACGAGGATGTCATTCGACTCTTCGGGCTACACAACAGCGCCGCGGTGACCCTGCGCTTCAAGGGCTCCATTGAATCGGACGATCTCACGAGCTACCGGACCCCGGTCGAGGTGGTGCTGCGGGGAAGATGGCGGGAGCTCGATTGGGGTGACTGGAAGGGTGGAGACAACTCGACCATGAAGGTTGCCGTGGCCGCCACCTATTACAAGTACAAGAGCAACGGTGAGACGCTCATTGAGATCGATGTGCCCAATATGATCCGCATTGTTGACGGCATCGACCAGCTTGCGTTGAGCCGGGCCAACATCGGACTGTAAGGGAGGATGCTGTGTATAAGGATATAACATTGCAATATCCGGTCCAGGTGGATGGGGTCGAGCTCAAGTCGATTAAGATTCGCAGACCCAAGGTTCGGGACATGCTGGCTGCCTCCAAGACGGCCGGCCAGGATGACGAGAAGGAGCTCCAGCTATTCTCAAACCTTTGCGAGCTTCCACCTGAGACCATGAAGGATCTGGATATTGCGGACTACGCAAAGCTCCAGGAGACCTTCAAGGGTTTTTTGTCTTGAGTCCGGACTCCTGTCGGAAGGCGGTAATCGCCCTGGCCCGCGAGACGGGCTGGGGCCATTCGGAACTTTGCGAGCTTGATATCGATGAGCTCATGGCCTGGCTTAAGGCGGCGAGGTAGGGCGAGATGGGAAAGACCTTCAATGTATCGGTTGTGATTGGGGCGGCGTTTGCCGGATCGTTCAAGACCACCATCGGCGGCGCAATGAAGCAGATGGATGCCATGGGGAGCGCCATCAGAAAGATGGAATCCACCCGAGTCGATATCGATAGCTTCAAGAAGCTCAAACACGATCTGGAGGCCTCGAAGTCTTCGCTTGCCGAGGCTCAGGCGAGCGTCGGCAAGCTCGCCAGGGAGATGAAGACAGCCGACCAGGCTGGCGCGGCCCTGGGCGGCGAGCTCAAGAGCGCCAAGGAAAAGCTCGATAGCCTCTCCGCCGGCCTCAAGGGAGTTAAACGACCGACCGATGAGATGAAGTCGGCGCTGGCCTCGGCCAAGACCGAGGTTTCAAGGCTTTCCCGGGAAGAGAAGGCGGCAAGGCAAAACGCCGCTTCGCTCGGAAAAGAATTCGAGGCTGCAAAGACCAGGGCCGCAAGCCTGAAGGACCAGGTGAACAATCAAAGTGAGTCCCTGCACAGGCTTCGCCAAGGGCTCTCCTCTGCCGGCATCGGCACAAGGAGCCTTGCCGCGGATCAGATGAAGCTCGGGAAGTCCCTGGAGCATGTCCGCAGCGTCCAAATGAAGCTTGGGAGCGCCCTTGCGGCACAGAAGGCAAACCTTGAAAAGCGCGGGCAGCTCCGCGGGCAGCTCTTTGATTCGTTTGCTCTCGGCGCCTCCCTTGCGCTTCCGCTGAAGGGAGCCATCGATTTTGAATCCGCCATGGCAGATGTGCGAAAGACCGTTGATTTCGCGCAACCAGACGGCCTGGTGAAGCTCGGCAACGCCCTAAAGGAGATGTCGCGAACGATCCCCGTGAGTGCGAGCGGACTCGGGCAGATCGCGGCGGCTGGAGGGCAGTTGGGAGTTGCGGAAAAGGACCTTACGCGATTCACGACATCAGTGGCCAAGATGTCTACCGCATTCGATGTCTTGCCCGAGAGAGCCGGCGAGGCAATGGCAAAGATGGCCAATGCATACCAGATCCCCATCGACAAGATAGACCTGCTGGGGGATGCCATAAATGTGCTCGGAAACAACTCTGTCTCTAGAGAGCGCGACATAGTGGAAGCGCTGACGCGCGTGGGCGGAGTGGGCCGGGTGTTTGGGCTTTCCGCCGTGCAGGTTGCGGCGCTCACCTCGGCAATGATCTCGCTTGGAAAAGAGCCCGAAGTGGCGGCGAGGGGCGTCAATGCGATATTGACCAAGCTGAAGACCGCCTCGCAGCTCTCCGACAAGGCGGACGCGGCCATGAAGAACTATCTCCATATGACCGGAGAGCAGATAGAGGAGCTGGTCGCAAAGGACCCGCAGAAGGGATTGATGAAATTCCTCGAGAAAGTCAAGGCGCTGGAATCGGGCGACCAGTTGAAGCTCCTTTCCAAGATGTTCGGGGCCGAGTGGAGCGACGACATGGCCATGCTCGTAGGCAGCCTTGATGAGTACAAAAAGCAGCTCGCCATGGTTGCCGATGAGACCAAGTATGCGGGCAGCATGAATCGTGAATTCCAAAACCGGGCCGCCACCACGGCAAACGCGCTCCAGCTTCTAAGGAACCGGGTTACCGAAGTCGGGATCAATCTTGGGACGATATTTCTTCCGGGCGTCAATGCCGTTGCCGGGGGAATCGGCCAGTGCAGCAGTGCCATTGCCGACTTTACCACCAGGTTTCCAGTGGTCACAAAAGTGGTTGGCGGAGCCCTGGTCGGGCTTGTGGGCCTTAAGGTTGCCTCCATTGGTTTGGGCTATGCCTGGACTTTCCTTAAGGGTGGAGCTCTTTCTCTGGGTGTCGCATTCCGTGCCGTCCAGGCAAGCATGGTGCTCGCAAGGAGCGGCATGAAAGCCTTTGAGGTGGTTGCGGGCGGTACGGGCTTTGGCAAGTTTGTGATTGGAGCCGGCAAGGCCGGGGCTTCCGCGGGCTCTCTTGGAAAGAGGGCTCTCGATGCGGCAAAGGGCGGTATTCGCTTATTGGGCTCCGCGGTCATCGGGCTGGGAAGTATGGCGTTTCATCCGGTCGGTGCATTGAAATCGCTGGGATCATCCATTGCCTCGCTCGGGAAATGGGTCGGGGGCGGAGCGATGAGCGGCATTCGCTCTCTTGGGGGCGCCGTTGCATGGCTTGGGCGTGGCGCCGCGATGGGTGCAGTGGGTGGACTTCGCATGGTCGGCTCTACTATTGCCGGTTTCGCGGGAAGTCTCCTCCACCCGGTGGCGGCGCTACGCACCCTTGGGAGCGGAATGATTGGATTTGCCAGGACGGCGGTTCCAGCGGTTATTGGAGGGGTTAGGGCCATTGGTGCGGCCATGATGGCGAACCCGCTCGGAATCGGCATTGCGGTAATTACGGGAGGGGCTCTGCTTATCTACAAGTACTGGGAACCCATCAAGCATTTCTTTGGAAGGCTATGGGGCGGCATTAAGAAGGGCCTTGCCCTATCCGGGGCATTCTCCGGACTGGGTGCTGCAATTGCCCCGCTCAAGCCCATCTTTGATGGCGTCGGAAAGGCCATAGGCTTTGTGTGGGAAGGTGTAAAGGGCCTGATAGGATGGTTTGGCAATCTCCTGGAGCCTGCTCGTAAAGGTGGCGAGGCATGGCGCGAGTGCGGCAAGGCCGGCGCATCGCTCGGTGAAATCATCGGCAGTGTTCTTGGCGGGGCAATAAAGCTTGTTACCGGAGCCTTCGGCTTGCTCGGCTCCGCTGTGAAAGTTGTCTGGGGGCTGTTTGAGTCTTCGCCCGTGCAGGCCGTGATTTCCGGCATGGGGCAGATCAAGACATGGCTTGAGAACTTCAGTCTCGCGGACGTTGGTCGCAAGGTAATCGGCACCTTTGTGGATGGCGTAAAGAGTGTTGGCTCTGCGGTGAAGGATGCCATCAGTTCCGTATTCAGCTCCGCTGACCCAGTGTTCCCGCACTCTGATGCAAGGGAGGGGCCATTCTCAAGGCTCACCGATAGC